ATCGTATGCGTGCGCGATGGGCCCGGATGATCGCGCGGTGGCCGCTGGGCCGCACGCCACGCCCGAACGATGAGCGCTGAATGGCATCGCGCCCGTCGACCGCTCGCCACTCCGCATCGCGTGATACACGTCCGCTTCGTCCGCTCGTGCGTGCACAGGTGGTCGCATTGATGGCGATCAGTCCGGAAGGACGCACGCTCGCTGAGCTACGCGCGTTCCTCGTCACGCAACGCCCGGCCTCGCGCGATACCGTCGCGCGCGTGTTGGCCGAGCTCGTGGCCGAGGGACTGCTGTCCGTAGATGCCGAACCCGCGTGGCGCCGGCGCGTGCGCGCCTCACTGGTTGATCGCGCGATGCAGCGTCGCACCACATCGACCACGAAGGCGCGCCGCGGCGCGCTCCGCGGCCGCTCGCACCAACTCTTCACGCCGACGCGCGCCCTGCATGACCGTCTTGCATCGGAACGCGTCGCTTCCCCGCTTTCCCCCTCACCCGAGGCCCACTGATGTCTCGTATGACGTTTGGCGCGCTGGACGTGGCACTGCTCAAGATCGCGGTGAAAGCGACGCAGTCGGTGGCCAAGTCGGCCAAGTCGGCTGCGAAGAAGGCGTATCTCACGCAGGCCGAAAGTGAAGCGCATGAGCTCATTGGGTACGCCGATGAAGCGCTGGTATTCTTGGAGAAGCCCGAAGGGGCGGAGCTCAACGAGTTTCAACTCTCCTTCGGTCATCGCACCGCGTTGCGCACCGGCTGTTTGATCAAGATCGATGAGATCGAAGACATCGCCGACGATCAGACCGATTGCCTGGTGGATGCAGACGGCATTAGCGCGACCCGTAAGCGCGCAGACGACTACCGACGCATCGAACTCTATCTGCGTACGCTGGACGATCCGCAAACGGAGATGCCGTTGGAATCCACGGGCCCGCTGGCGCCCACCGACGACGGTGGCGTGAAGGCACCGGAATTGTTCGACGATCAACCGATCGTTGGCGAAGGCCCGTTCGAGGGCGAAGGCGTGCAGGAGCGCCGCGCATTGCCGGCGCCGCGTCCAGCCGACGACGAAATCGCCGAGGCGGACTTCGAGATCGTGGAGGAAGATGACGACGCCGGCGATCCCAACGACCCGACGTCCGCTGCATGGCTCGCGGCCGAACTGCGCGACGAGTCGATCGACGACGAGATCGATGACGACAGCGATGATGAGGAACCGTACGCCGATGACGCGGCCATCGACGACGACAGCGATACCCCTGCCGCTGCCCCCACGGAGAAGTGACCATGCCGAAGCCTGTTCAGAAGAGCCCCTCCGCACGCCGTATGCGCGCCGCGTTGTCGTCACCGACGGCGGCGCGTCCGCTCGGCACCGCCGCGCTCAACCGCGCCGTCAGCGGGCAGCGTTTGTGGCTCGTGGTCGATGCCATCACCGGCCGCATCGTGTTCGCGCGTGCGACGCGTCGCGAAGCGCGGAAACTGCAGCCGGAGCAGACGGTCATTCGCTTGGTCGACGTCCGCGTGCGCGGGATGCGCGCATGAACGACGCGCCAGGCGAAGTGCCAAAGGTGGGCGAAGAACGGAAGAAACCGGCACCGACGACGCGACAGAGCTACCGCGTGAAGATCGTCGAAATTGTGCAAGGCGAGGTGGAGCGCCAGACGTTTCGCGAGATCGTACCGGCGATCGTCGGTCGAGGACGCATTGGCGATCAGGAAGCCGTGCCATCGATTCCCGCGAAGATGGGATTTCTCACCGAGGTGATCCCTGTGCAGTACGAGAGCGCATTGTTTGAAGGCGTCTTTCTCAAGAAGCCGTCGCTTGTCGCGCTCGCGCGGTTGATGGAGGGCGGCAAAGCCCCGTGAGCCCGCAGCGTCGTCCCCTCTGGTCGCGCGCGTGGAGCGCACTCACGCGATACGGGCGATTGATCCACTACCGGATCATCTGCCTGTATCGTGCGCCCACAGACGCCGAGCGCGTCGGCCATTTTTTCGACGCGTGGCCGTGATGAGCACGCGTCGCATCCCGGCCGCGGCCGCGCTCGCATCGTCGCGCAAGGCTACCACGCAGCAGCGCGCCGGCGCCACCAGCGAGCAGCTCTTCGCGCGCACCCATCAGGTGTACGCGTCGCAGGGTCGCGCCGTCGTGGTCAAACAACATCCGCCGGTCGTCGGTCCGCCGAATGCGCTGCACTACAGCGAGGGCGCGTTCATCGACTACATGGGCGCCCTGGCGCCACGCGCGATGACGATCGCGTTCGACGTGAAGGGATGTACGGGCGCCACCCGACTCGACATCCCGACACTGCCACCGCCGTTCCCCGAGGTGAAGAAGTATGAGCGCGCGCTCAAGGACCGAAAGCGCCTGCAACGGCAAGCGCAGTTGATGGTGGAGCTCCGACGCATGGGCGCTGCCGTGGCGTTCTTCTGCGTCGATCTGCACCGCGAACGACTCTGGATCGTGGAGGACGTGGGGCGCATCGCCAATCTGGAACCGGTGCCCTTCCGCCTTCGCGATCGTGACTTGGTGCCGAGTGTGCCCTTCGCGACGCTGTCGGAACTTGCGCGCGGTGGCGCCTCGATCGACTACCTCCGCATTTGGCCGATCGCGTGAGTGCGACCGTTCCCCGCGTTTCCGCACCGCAGCACGCGAGAGCACCACGCGCCAGCGCGCGGTTTTGGTATGTCGTGCGCGACTCGGCGGGCCACGTGCGTCACACTGGCGTCACCAAGCGCGATGCGCTGGCGCCGTTCAAAGGTGTCGTCTTGCGCGCACAGCGGCCGCGTCGCGATGGCAAGCCGATGACGATGAAGAAGCACCTGTTGTGGCTCTACCTGTTTCGCCGCGGCTGGACCTGCGCGCGCGAAATGCGTCTGGCCTCTGCGATCCCACCACGGTCGCCCGAGGCGTCTCACCCCCAACTCCCGAGGACACCATGAGCAATGCCAGCGCCGCATCCCGCGCGGCGACGCACCCGAAGGCCGCACCACCTGACACGAGCGAGCCCGAGCTCCCGCTGGACCATCCCGAGCGCGCGATCACCGCGCTGTTCACACCAGAATCCCCCGAGACGTGGAAGCTCGCGATGACGCTGGGCCAGCGCCTCGCGTTTGCGACGTACGGCGTCTCGGTGGCCGATGACGCGGTGATCGTGGTGTGTACGCTGCCCATCACCGCGCCGACGCCTGCCGAGCAGTCGCGCTTCCGGCTCGCACCCGAAGCGCCGCGGCTGGAGCTCGCGATACCACGACACGCGCTGCTCACGGCGTTCAGCGCGATGCGTGCGCAGTGGCTTGCGTGTGAGGTGGGTGATGCCGTCGCGGCGCTGGTGGCGATGCGACTGGAATTTGAGATCCTCCCGCCGCGAGGCGCGCGCCCGTTCATCGCGCGATGGCTCGCGGCGGTGCAAGAGTTGGCGATCACGATCGGCGAGATGTGGTGGCAAGGGATCGCGCTCGCCACGTCGCGCGAGGCGGTGCACCGGGCACGCGTCTTGGTCCGTGCGCAGGCGGTACAGGTTGGCGCGCGGTGGCTCGGCGAGAAGACCGGAGGCGGTAATGGGTAAGCGCCCGGTGTTCATCCTCACGATTCACCAGCCGTGGGCTACGCTGATGGCGTGCGGCCTCAAGACGATCGAGACGCGCTCGTGGCGCACCTCATACGTGGGGTTGGTGGCACTTCACGCCGGACTGGTGAGAGACCATCTGTCGTTGGTCGAGAGTCGGGCGCCGTTCGCGATCGCTATGCAAATGGCGGTCGCGTCCGACGTTCTGCCCGCGACGTGGTGGCCTGATACGAATGCACGGCGCGCCACCTATGCCCACGCACTCCCGCTCGGCGCGATCGTCGCGATCGGGCACCTCTGTTACACCGAGCGCGTCGAAATACTGGTCCGCGAAGGACGTACCGCACGCGAGCACGCGTTCGGCAACTACGACGCCGGTCGATTCGGCTGGGTCTTCGATCGCGTGGTCCCGCTCGAGCGGCCGATTCCCTCCCGCGGCGCGCAGGGCATACGCGCGATGACGGTCGAGGATGACGGGATCGTCGAATCGCTCCGACGCCAGTGGCTGGCCAAACATCCGGAGACGGAACCGCGCTATCTGGGGGCCGCTCGGTGAACGCCCTCGCTCGCGCCACCGTCGCGACGTTGCTCACGCGCCTCTCGGATCTCCCTAGCGATGCGGAGGTCGTGTTCTACAACGACCGAGAGCACACCGTGCTGCCCGTCATCAACCACATCACGCACGACAAGCGGACCAACGCGGCCGTGCTGCACATCGAAGAGCTCACGCCGCCCGCATCACGCGTCGACGCACTCGCGCCGGATCATCACGAGAAGGGAGACCAGCTATGAGCAACTCCCCGGTAGCGATCGACGTCCACGCAGCGCTGGCGTTGTTGCGCTCTATTCGGTCGGACATTCAAGACGGCAGCGCCATCGATCTGCGGCCGAAGCGAAACGGCATTGTCCGTTGGACGCTGTCGCATAGGGAGAGGACGCTGATGCTCACGTGCGACACCATCGTGCAGGCAGGCGTAGCCATCGGCGCAAAGCTTGATCCAGCCGCAGCGATCGCGCAGCACCACGTCCTCAGTACCGCCCCTTTGTATCTCGATGGATCGCAGGGGATTGAATCCGACTATTTGCGGCCAATGCACTACGCACTGGCTCACAAGTGCTTCCAGTACGGCGTCGATATCGGCTCATACGTGCCCGATGGCGCGTCTGGGATGCCAGCCTCCGGTGCCGTGGAAGTCACCGTTGAAACTCCCGCCGTCCGCGTGCCGCTGAGCGGAAGGGCGCCGACGGTGGACGATCTCAGTTCACCAGCGCCCACCGACGCGCGCCGTCCCGACGGCCAGCACACCGATCACTGGATTCTGTCGGACGCGGAGCGCGCGAAGGGCTTCGTGCGCCCGGTCAGGCGGAGCTATCAGCACTCCGTCTGCGGCACGATCACCTCGATGCCGCAGAAGATCGCCGAGACGTACGCGGCGCAGCCGGGCTTCTACGGCCAGACCTTCTGCTGTGGCTGCAACACATACCTGCCGGTTGGACGCAACGGCGATTTCGTGTGGGTCAATGAATTCGGCGTCGTCACCGACGAGAAGGTGGGCACATGAACAACCATGGGCCGCAGTCCGCGCCGGAAGCGCCGCGCTCCCGCGCGCAGCTCATCATCATGCACATGCCGGAAGTGTTGGTCGGCCGGCCGGTGGAGGACATCCTCTACGTCTTGAAGAATCCGGCCAATCAGACCCTTGAGCGCCTCGCCGAGCAACTGCACGCGGGCTTGAACAACCCCGACGCGTCGCTCAATCTCGTCATCGCGAAGTTGGAAGCGGAGCGGAAAGCGCAGGACGGCCGCGCGCTGCGTGATGGCATTACTGGTGGCCCATTCGGTGGTCCACGATGAGCCGCGATACCGTGCTGTGGAGCGTGCTCCGCAACTACATGGGCAAGGCGGCGGCGATCGCGAGAAGCGCTGACACCAGCGCCGAGGAAATGGCCAAGCTCGATGCGCTGGCGGCGGATTGCGAGAAGATCATCGTGCCGAACGTCGCACACGCATCGGAGTCCGTCTCCGCAGAGCTTCAACTCGCGTGGGCGATTGTGGATGGCGGAAAGATCACGCGTAACCGATCGTCCTACGACGTGGAAGGGTTGGCCATATTCGACACGCAAGAGGATGCGCTCGATATGGCCTATTTCCAGCGCGGGCACGTCGAGCGCGTGATCATCACGCTTGGTGCTGACCAGTACATCACTGGAGTCGCCAATGGCTAGCATCCAGCGATTGGGCTATGGCGCCGAGGGCGCGCGCGCTGATGTCACCATCGATCTCGCCAGGCTGATCGAAAGCCGAATGCTGTTGGTCGCCAACTCCGGCGGCGGCAAGTCGCGCGCGATCCGGCAGCTGTTGGAAGAGACGCGCGGGCGCGTGCTGCAGATCGTGTTCGATCTCGAAGGCGAATTCACCACGCTGCGCGACGTCGCGGACATCATCGTCGCGGGTGAAGGCGGTGACGTGCCCGCCCACCCGGATCTCGCGCGCACGTTGTGCCGTCGGCTGCTCACGATGGGCGTCAGTGGCGTGGTGCAGGGGGTTGGGCGATGACGTGCCGGCGCTACGTCGAACTGTTCGCCGGCGCGGGCGGCCTTTCCCTCGGGCTCGAGCGCGCCGACTGGGGGTATGTCGCGCACGCGGAGATTGATCCACACGCGCGGGCCGTGCTGCGCCGGCACTGGACCCTGAATGCGCTCTACGGCGATGTGACGACGCTCGACGCCACCATCGCCCTGTGCACGTTCGCGCTCGGCGGCCTCATCACGATCACCGACGCGCGGCGGTATCGCGCGCAGGCCAACCGCCGCACGACGCGGCAGGAGCATGACGTATGACCCCGATTCTTTCCGACCGTGCGGCGCTGCTCGATACGGTCACGCTTGCACAGGGCTCACATGCGCCCGGCAGTGGCGCAATGTGCGTGATGGAAGCCGCTGCGTACATCGCGGGTGAAGGCTGGTCCGATCACCCGCAGTGCGTGTCGCCAGTGATCGCGGCGTTCTGTCGCAACTGGAACGACTGTCTCGATGAACCCCCGCGCACGCAGTTGTTGCGCCCATTGTTGCCGCTGGTGATCGGCACACGCACGACCGATGACGACGAAAATACCCGCGCGTGGATGGCGACGGATTGGCTCGTGCGCGTGCAAGTGCCTGCGTGGATGGACTTGACGCCCGCCTTGCACGCGCACGCAGCGTCGTTGCGTGCGTTGCCGCCGCTGACCTCAGCGGAGACTGCGACCGCGTGCCTGTCGGTGATGGAGGCGGCAGAGAGCGCGGCACGCAGCGCGGCACGCAGCGCGGCACGCAGCGCGGCACGCAGCGCGGCAGAGAGCGCACTCGCACCCACCGTCACCGCCCTACAGTCGTCCGCGCAGGATTTGGTGCGCGCGATGTGTGCGGTGGGACGCACGGAGACCCCGCCACTGTCTGACACGAAAACGGAGCTGGCGGATTCGATGCAGGCGCTTGTTGGTGGTATGGCTGCGGCGCACCCGGCAGCACGAGTGACCAACGCCATCGACGCACACTGCGAGGCCGTTGCGCGGCGCGTGGTGGGGGAGATGACGCGTAGTGTTGCTGCGCCAACGCACGGCATGGAGAGTCTTCCAATCACGATTATCGAAGCGCTGAACGCTCATGCGGGGAAGTGGATTCGCAACGACCCTAACACGACGCTGCACGAAGACGCCGTCGCTGCAATCAATGCACTCGCCCAACGCGCCATTGACGCCGAGCGAGAGTGCGTTATCCTGCGCAGCGACGTCGCATCACGCCGTGCATTGCTTCAGCGCACGGGTGACGACAAACGTGCGCTGCGTATTGAACTTGAGCAGTGGCGCGCGGAGTTGGACGCGCTCAAGAGCGCGCAGCCGCGTGTGATTGGCGCGTGCGTGATGAAGTTCGGACTTGACGCGGCGGAGGTGCCCCGTGGCGAGTGAGCCGACGCAGGGATGCACGATGTGTGGTTTGCAGTTTAGCCGCGAGTATCCTTCTGACGCGCGCGAGCCGCAGGTGCATCAC